GCCCTTCTTCGACCTTTAAAGGGCCGAATGCCTAGTGAAAAGTCACCAGACTAAAAAGTCTTCCCATTTCTGGGAAAACGCCCAAGTGGTTCGGTCGGTATAAACGGAATCAAATACGTTTTCGAACTTGCCCTCTCTCATGAGGAGAGAAGCAAGTATTGAGGCGTAATAGAACTTCCGAGTATACGATTCGAAAAGAGTATGACCAGGGCGAGTAACCGGTACCTTCGTCAGGTACCAGTAACCCTCCCACCCATTCCGATCGGAGTGAGGTCGTGCTTCATCGAAGGGGGACAGAAAGTGTCCATCCCCCTTACCATCGGGCCCAAGAGTGACAGGAAAACCTGAGTTCTTCCTGATCTTCAAGAGCTTACGGTAAGTTCGACGAGGAACAACCCCGTACCAGCCGCTACAAGAGCGGATAATCTGGTTCCAAAGTACCCGAAACTGGTTCTGGCCGTTACGGTCAGGGCGCAGTCGGGGTACTATCAGGGAGCGACCGCTAAAACAGAATGCCCCACAACTCTCTCGAAAGAAAGAAGTGTGATAAGACTTCGACTGGTTTACCGCAAACCCGAAGAAGTCGAGAACTCGTGAGAGTTCCTCAAAGGAAGCATTCGGAACGACAATATCGTCCCCGTAGACAGAAAAGTTTACACCTTCTATCATGTCGGGGGACGATGCTTTAGCAAGAGCCCAGAACACGAGTGTTTCAAGCTCGAAGGTAAAGCCATTACCCATCGAAGCGAACTTTGAGTTGCGCTTCCAACCGTCCGGCCATCGCGTGAAGCGACTACGGATACGGTCGAGGTAATGAAACCACTCCTCCGGTAGGAGGGATTTAACGGTTTCGATAGAGAGTGTATCCGAGGCCATCGAAAGATCGATGGTACAGAGACTCCCGTCGAGCGACCCTAAGGTCGCTAACCGCTGGTTTGTCGTCTGATCATCTAGGTCAATGCCTTGTCGCTTAAGCCGATCTCGAATAAACGAGCCGGCTGACAGCTGAAGGCAAATATTTAGATGTGGCTCATAGGAGATGAGCCTATCAGTTTTAGCATTCTTGGGTACGGTGATAGCAACGTTCCCCTCGGAAATCTCGACGGCCCCGATACGGGGCAAAATCGAGCAAGGGCCCTGAGCGTCTAAGACGCTTGCGGCCCACCGAGGTAACTCGTTAAGCATAGCTAGGCTTAACGCAAATGCTGACGCCGTTACGTCCGGCTTTACGCCGAACTTATGTGCGAGAGAAACTGAATTTCCGTAGGAAACAGTTGTGCGACCGGGACCGAACTTCCGGAAGGAAGTTATTGATCTCGGAGGCCGAGTACCGATTGCTTGGACTATATAAACCCTGGCTCGCTCTAGAAGCGAGTGAAAAGGGACAGACCCGACCAACATGGCCGGGCCTGCTATAGCCGTTCGCAATCGAGTATTCGTTGCCTGGTTACGTAGCTCAGCTTCGTGACCCTTCTCCAAAGCGACAGCCTTCGTGTCGATACCAGTCTCTAAATGATCCCACTTGGAGAAAAGCTCGGTTGCCAAAACGGCAGCACGAGCTTTCTCGGCGGTATCATAAAGATGTGGATCGAACGTCAGCCGCACCAACTGTTCATGCTCACCGTAAAGGTGAAGCAAGTGAACAGTTAAGGCTCGCGGTGAATCAAGCATCTCCAACCAGCTATACGCTAATTGGATTACGGGGATATCATCCGATATCTTCCGAATGATGCGAGATTCGGGATCTCTGGCCCGTTTTCGGGTTCTATTACCGTTAGGCATAGCAATCCTATGTTATAGGTGAAAGAGATCAGGCTTAGGAGCCTAGGAGAGGTCAGTAGACCGACCGGCCCGAAATGACGCTGGCGATCAACGCAGAGAACGTAGAGTTCTCCTGAATTGAACGCATATATGCAGCGACAACCGCCTCGCGCTGGGCTTGCGTCGAGCGAGGATGGACCCACAAAGTGAGTTCACCCGCCGACGGATAGTCCAGTTGGGGAGGCGGTACATACGGGCCGCCGGGATCTGTCACCACGCTTTTCAGCGTGGGAAAAGTCACCTTGAACGAATGACGCACAAGGCCAGTGCTGGGGTCTGCCTTACGGTAGACATAATCCAGACGGCGGCGTCCAAGCTCCGGAAACGTGTTCTCGGCCCACTTAGCCTCTTTAAAGGGGATAGCGGAGACCGGTTCCAGTTCAACGGAGTTAAGGGCGCCCGACATCGTCGTAGCAAGGGAGACATTACCGATTTGCGGCATATCAAGTTCCGTGAAGAATCCAACTATTACTAGAAGGAGATAGACGGTATACGTGGCGTATACCAGACCTGAGGACAGAATGTCCATAACCTGCTATCCTCCGTTGACGTTTGCCGAACGTCGGCGATGGATCTGTTGGTTAAACAGTGCGATAGATGATAACATCCTTTGAATTGAGCCGTGAGGCTCAACTGGCGGGAATGTCACAGGCGGGAAGTCCAGTAGACGAGTTCGTGTTTTTAATACGAGTGTCCGCTGGTCATCGCCAGAGGCGGTTTGGTAACCGTCCCTCCTTACGAACCTTGCGGTATACGTATGGTGGGAACGGACAGCCATGGTGCCCCCAAGGAAGACCTTACCTGAGGTCGCATCTATCGACGAGAGAAAGTCCCCGACAGGCAGGAACCAATCAGCAACGAAACTGAAAGGGACCAGTTCCCACACTACAAGGAGTGGGTTCGTAATCCCTACAGCTGCCGCCGCAGAAGCGGCGTAGTCGGCAGCAAAGCGCACCTGCATTCGGATGTCGAATGTTGACTCCATAACGAAGTCAACTTCGGTCCTAGGAGAATTCTCCACAGGTGCGTTAGCGCCGGCTTGGTAGCGTTGCTGTTTCGTGCGGACAGAAACTGTCTGGGCACGTTCTCGATCTGAATGCAATCGATCAGCTAGAGTGTAAGCAGCGTCATGGATATCCGCGAGTAGCGGTTTCCAGCCGTACTGAAGCTCTAGGAATGCATTCGTAGCTGCCTTATCGGGGTTCTCACCGTAAGCCTTGTTAAAGGCCCGACGGTGATCAACCCGATGAAAGCCAGTGCCGAACCGACGACGATCTTTGGCAGCGATGCCAAAGATCGACTTCGCAGCGTCCAAATCACCCTTTCGGAGTGACTTGTACGCGTAGAACATACGTGCGGTAGTATCGGCGACCATCGCGGCTGTTTTACGAGCCTCGATAGCAGCTACAGGACTATTCCAAGTTCGTCCTTTGATGCGTTTAAGCATTTCAGGATAAAGCTCGGAAACGTCCGGTTCCGGATAGTTGACGGCCTTAGGCCACCCAAGGGTGGATTGAGACCAATCAACGTTCTGGTAGACGCCGTGTGGTGGCAAAGGGTCAGATCTGACCCCAAACACGGCGTCCCCTATCGATAATGTCTCACGGGAATGATAGAACGGGTTAATGGGTAAGTACCCATATTTCTTCCTCGTCTGGTAGGACGGGGTCGATACCGAGCTAACAACCTGAACGAAGCGATCCCGGGTCGTTTCTGACCCGAAACTTGTAACATCAAAAGGTTCAACGATAGGCGGGGATACGGAAACGTAGCCCACGCCCCATCGGTGTAGCTTAGGACGGTACGAGTGCGTTTCGGTCTGGTTCTTAAGTCCCATGATAAAACACGATAGAGGAAGGTCCTGATCGGACCAGAAGAGAGAAACCCCCCTGACGGAGTCAGAAGGGTCCTACTGAAAGATAGGCTATTGATGCCAATCGATACGAAAGTCATAAGGTACGAGTCCCCATACAGGTGTATGGGGTACCTTGCGGCGACGGCGCCCTAAGGCGCGGATAGTGTTAACTACCCATCGATAGCACGAAAGCATATATATCTCCAGTTTGGATCCCCTAACGACATGTC